TGACGGAGGCTCGTAGCCCGAGTGAACCATGAGAGCGCTAAGCGTAGCTGACATATCCGGGGTAGTGGGGTCAACTAGTGTGATGGTTACATCATCCCAGGTTACGGAACCAGGATAATTAAACGTGTGACCAAGATATTTGTGCGGCTCAGACGCTACTGAGAAGGAGGGTTTGTTGGCGGTTTTGGCGTACCAAAGATCGGCCCCGCCGTTGGTGGCCGCGATTGCACCAAATCGCACAAGAAACCGAAAGCTTCTTTTTGGATCTTGTATGGTCGGGTTGCCCTGAAGATCTTGTGACCAGAATGGCATGTTATTGTGTCTCCTTTAAATTAAATAGTAAAGTATAATATTTTTTAGTCATCGAAAGAGGCTCCAGTTGAAGCAATTACAAAATCGATAGCGATATATTCGATTGCCCGGGCAGGCTTGACCATGATTTTGGCATAAAGAATATTTTGGTCAACAAGATCTGGTGTGGTGGTAGACTCATCGAGAATTAGTTTATATTCGGTGATGCCAAAATCAGTTTTTACACTTGACAAAAAGGGTCCGATTAGATCTGTAAATCTTGACCAAGTGCCCTGCACATTCTGTTCGAACAGCACCTGTGTCGAGAGGATTGAGATTTGCTTCTTGAGATAGATTACCAAACGCCTAACATTAATTCGATCGAGTGCTGATGGGCGTTCCTGCAGGGTTTTTTGGCCAAAGACTACGATGCCCGTACTTGGAAAACTCGCAATTGGGTTGATGCGCGCCTCGTAGAGCGTGTCTCGCTCTCTAGACATCAGCCTTTCAGACACGTTGCTTATCGGGATCCCAGCGGCGCCATCCGAGAGGCCACCGCGATTAAAGCCGGCCGGCGCGAACCAAAGAAAGCTGCTCGCCTCTGAACTGGCCAAAACACCCAGCATGGCAACAGACGGTGGCAGCCAAACTGGGGCTCCGGTCACAGCATCACGGCTTTGCACCCACGGATAAAATGTACATCCATAGCTCGAGTCTAGCCGGCGGCCCTTAAGCGCTGTCGCGGCGGCGGCCGGCGTTGTGCCTATTCTACTCGACTTATCCGCGTAATATGTCTCATGAGAGGGAATATATATGTTTGGCAAATCAATGATGGCCATCGCATCGGCGCGCTCGGCGCAAACATTAACCATGTGTGTCGTAAGACTTTCGTTGGTTAACCCGGGCATACAAAGTAGATTCATGTTGATGTATTCGGGATCTGCCACTGTATCAACAGCCCTCTTTATGGTATGGTAGGCAGAAGAATTATCTTCAGTCGCGCCGGCGGCAATGCCGGCATTGTATAGAGGATCCGGTTTGGTAATGTCGAAGCCATCGAAGCCGCCCCAAAACGGCGCTGTGAAGCGGTTGTAATTAGCATCCAACAGCGTTGTATAGTCGCCACCGGCTGTAACACTATTGCCGGCTAGTCTGGAGCCGGAGACATATTGATAAGTGGTGGCCGAAGAGCTAACGTCGTCAAGGGTGAAGATATAATCATATCCGCTGATCCCCGAAATTGACGTATTGTAAGAGGCGCCTGTCGTGTCAACAGGAACGCCGCTAGCCTGTCCAAGATCAGCATGCCACAGGCGATGAGGGTCAGCCACGCTAGCGTCAGGTACGGTTGCGGTCGCCGTTCTTGTAACTTGCATGCCAAAATAGGCCCTTGTGGGATCTGACAGGCCGTCTTCGGCCGCAGTACTCCGCAACCTAACCGAAGGAAACTGAAAGCTGGCTGACATATCGGCAGTGGCGAAGGAGGAGGATATAAGTACCGAGGCGTCTGCGAATCCTGGCAAGGTGTCACCAAGGATAAGGAATCGATTATCCAAAGTAGACGCGGCATCGTCGGCGTTAACTCCGGCGACGTTTTTTAATTTCGGGGGCCCGAAATAACCGAATGGCAGAAGCGTCGGATCGCTGGCGCCCGCATCCACGTCGGCGTTCACTTCGACGCGAACAAATCTTGATTGGTTATCATAATCCCCGTAATGCTTAAGTCTTCGTTCGCCAACATCCCAGCGAACGAATCGATCGCCTATCTTTCTGGCGACGTAATCCGGCGAAGACGGATCAAGAGTGCAACTGTCAAAGCGCTCCATATATACAACCGCGCCATCGGTGTCGCTTAGTTGACGGAGGACAACTGAAAATGTTCCGTAATCGGTAGTGGTTGTATTGGATTCTCTGACTCTCTCAATTGATACTTTCATGTTTTTATGAAGCCACTCGCCATGGCCACGACCAATTAGGCGAAACAACTTTGAAGCGCTCGCGGCGTCGAAGGAAGCCGCAGAACCAAGGTCTTGTCCAATAAACCAGCCAGCGACAGCTTCTTGTGACGGGGTATTCTTCATATTATAGGGGCCTACCGCCGAACCAGAGCTAAGCGCGGCGATGCAGCCCACAAGGATCCCGCTGGAGGCTCCATCTAGATTGCGCTCACGAAGCTCCTGTTCGAACGTCTCCCCAAGCCAATAATCCTGGTAAGAGGCCGCCGGGTAGAAGACACCCTGATCCGAAGTCAATTGAGGGTTTGTATTCAAAACCTTGCGCGCAAATTTCTCATGGCTGTCATTAAAATTAATTTTAAACTTCTTTTCTCCAGCGGTAGCACCGGATACAACCAAAAGAAAGACGCCGGCTGCATCGCTTTCAATGAGCGTTGAAGAGGCTTGAGCAGTCAGGGCGGTATCTGGGCCTGCAACAGTGCCGGAAAGCATCACTGAACCACTTCTCAGATAGACCGTGGCGGCCAATTGAAAGCCGGCTGCTGAGCCAGTAAACTCGCCGTTAGAAGAAGAGGGCGCAACAAAAAGGCCAAAGGCGCCGCCGGCTGCAGAGCCAGTGGCCGGTGTTACACCGGAACCGCCGGCGTTATAAAGGCGCCAGCCGGCTTGAGCGTCCGCAGCGCCATCGTTGGTGGTGGACTGCTGGCCAAGAAGGCGCATATAAGTGACGGGAGCTACGTTCGCGTTTAAAAAGGCTTTGCTGGCATAAGTGCCATACATCGGGGACTGGTAGTTTCCGCGCCTGTAGATATCGCCGCCGCCATTACCCGGAACCGTGTCGCCGTACATTTCAACAAACCGAGAGTATGACTCAACAGTTACTGGCTGCATACCCAAGCCCCGCGAGGATCTGCCGATAACGACCGGTCCAATGTTTGGAGCACTGCGGGGCAGGTAGGAGTTATCAATCTCGTTGATAAATACCCCAGGAGATACAAATTTGAAATTCTTTACTGACATTAAGACGCCCTCTCTTGAAAAACTAGGCCAATCGACGTGCTAGCCAATTTTAAATAGTATTGTGAGCCCTCAAAAGGAGACAAAATAGGAAATTAACATCATCCAGTTCAGGAACTGATCTGAAAGAAGCCTTCCTCGTCTTTGGTGGCTATTCCCTCATTCGGAAATGAAATCTCGACAAAATTCTCATCAATCCTGACAATGGGCCTGTCGTCATTTTCCCCCTCTCCTATGAGATAACCAAGAACCCTAATAGTAATATCTGTTGAGAAACTTCTCATTTCTTCACCAAGATTTGATGTGTTGTTATTGTGTGCGAACCCCTGGTCTATAAAGGCTTCATACGTGTGCCCGTTTCTTCTTAGAACGAAAGCATTAATCTGACCAGTTCTTGCGATAAAGGGGGCGATAAGTTCATTCATCTGCTGTTGATACTCAGTCTTGATGTTTATTTTGTATTCGGCGTTAATATAAACAGGTATCGGTATTGAAAGCGTTTTAATAACTATTTTCTTATTTACTCGCGGATAATACCTTTGGGCTTGTCCTGAAGTGTAAATTGCGGTTCTCGTATTCCCAACCGTTGCAAAGTTTCTTGTTTTATCTTGAACGATCTTTCTAGCCAAGACCATTCTACCGGTTCTACCATTTTTATCTTGCGAGTACGTGTGGGCTTGATAGGAGCCCTTTTTGGCTGGGTCTTTCGTAATATTAGTTCTCTCAATGCTAATCAGCGGCAACTTAAGGGCGCCATCGGAATCTCTTAGAGATTTTTCATTTTTAATCTGGAAAGCTCTCTCGGGCGCTTGCCACAGTACGGGCACATCGTTCCAGCCTGTATTGGTGCGTGCCTTGAGGGATAAATCATTTTTTAGCCATGAGGTGATGGCATAGTCGATCGTTTCTATTGTTGACGACAACATCCCGATCTCTTTTAGCCGAACCGTTGTATCGGCCGGCAACATAGCAAAATCAAAATTATCAGGTAGCATCGAACGTCCCCTTCCGCGCAGTCCTGCACCTAGCAGATATTTCAAAGGACTGATTCGCTTGGCCAAATAAGAGTTTGGGTTGGGACAGCTTAACAATCTCATAATAACTATCTGAGTATAAGACAAAATCTCCTTCACGTACAAACATGTCTTGATCCTCTTCTAGTCTTCTCTTATGGAAGTGTATGTTGATTTCCCATGACGCGTCAATTCCCATATTATCTAGGTAGGTGGTGGTGTATTCTGTGAATTCTACAAGAGCGTATACTCGTACGGGAGGCAAAAAGGTCTTTTCGACAGCTTCCCCGTATAGTTCATGAAAATCTGTTCTCTCTATGTCGATGGGATAATAAATAACTTGCTGGCCAATGACCTTTTCTGCCAATTCGTCATTGACTTGCTTGACAAGATTTCTCTCTTTCTCCCCCAAAAACAATGGAGGAGGTGGGGCCGCTGGTCTTTCCCATTTATTCTCTGCCATCTGATTATCCTATGAAAATTGGTAGTGGGGAGTGCTTAAACGCCTGTGCTGCAGCCTCTCCCATCTCTGCATCATTCTTGGCCAATTGGTTGTAATTAACCTTGTCGAGAATTTCTATCAATTTGTCTCTAAGCTGCTGTTGCTCTTCTTTCGCCTGCGACAATAGCTCTGAATGGTTTAGCGTTACACTTTCCCCGGGGATTGGCATTGTTGTAAATTTTCCACGAACCTGTCCCAGCATTTCTTTGCAAAGCGCTAGCGCATATTTGCGAATCCATTGCTTGCCTATAGCATTGATATTCGCGTACGGGAGATTATCGAATGGAAGTGTGCTTATGTTATTAATGCCCTCCACACCGTCGCTATAGGCGGAATTCTTTTCCCAGGCATCTCCCATATCAACATAGAAATTAACCCACATACGGTCATTCAAACCGTCTCCGAAGCCGTAATGATCCGGCGATGGAAATAGCCTCAACATATTGTTCCTAAGCTCGTAGGAATAGTGAGAGGTTCTAGTTCCTATAGAATCTTCGTACATTACCGCTTGCAACTTGTTCTGCCACGTGGGAATAACTTCAAAAGTCGAATCATCGGCAAACTGCCCGTATGTTGAAGAATTCCCAACAACCCCGATACCACCATAATAGCCATAGAACCTCCACATAGCGCGCGGGGATATATAAAAAACTTTTGTAATAATTACTCGCTTGTCACCAACGGCGCCAGCATAGTTTACGGGGGTGCCGCCGTCGTCTAGGCCAGTACTAGAAGCATTAACGATTATTGTTTGCAAGTCGTAGTCTTGTTGGTTTTGGCGTGTTAGGAAAGACGCCGAATATATAGGAGTAGTGCCGCCGTAGCCGCCGGCTGTTGCGACTGCATCTCCAATTTTGCGCGCCTGGGCGTACTGAAAGCGCGGGTACCGAAGGTTTACATTTTCAGGACCGGTCTTGCGCTGGCCCTTGTGATCAAAAGTGCCAGTTGTCATGCCAAGCACATCGGCTATAATGTTCTGACTCTGATGCAGGTTAATTATATAGGAATATTCCAAAACAGACTCTTCATATGCCGCGTAAACGTTTGACGGTGTAAGTTCAATATCTACAATATCCCCGCCAAGCTTTTTATACACATAATCAACTTGCAGGGCGGCGCCACTCAGGAAGTCGGTTGAATCCGTATATACTCCAAAAGGCACTGCAGCCGTAACGTCGCCGGGCACGCCGGCCGCAGACAAGATTACGGTGCTAGTCGCTGAAATGGGGTTAAGATTGGTTGGCATTTGGGTGGTTCCTTATCATAAATAGTTTTCCTAAAACAAAAAACCCCTGTTGCCAGGGGTTTTACGAAAGGGATAAGTTAAGTTATTCGCTTGACGCAACCTTTCTCTTCCTTCTCTTGTTAGTTCTGGGTTTCTTAACTGGCGCTGGCTCTACCGGCGGTGCTGGTGCTGCTGCCGGTGGGGCTTCCTCGGTAGGGCTCTCGAGAGCCGCCAGGGCTCTTAGTTTCAAATAACGACGTTTTCTGGGATTCACCTTCAATACTCCTTGGCTATTAATATATTAAATAGTCTCTTGATATCGAAAAAGCCCCCGCAATTGCGGGGGCTTTTAGACACTCGAGTTTAGTTAGCTGACTTAGGAGCCAGTTTCACCAACTAGGCCACGGACGACAACCAGACCATACAGGTCAGGTCGGACCATCTTTTTGGCATATCGAGTCATCACGCCCTTACGGGGCACGAAGTCTTCCGGGCCAAAGATGGTGGGCGTGGTCTGCAGCGGCACGTATGGTGCATACACATATCCAGATTCTAGGAAGCTAGATCCGCGTCTACCGACTAGGATGACGTTACGAAGGAAGTAAGGATCCACAATAACATCGAACTTCTTAGAAATCGCCCCTGTCTTGACGGCGCCGACTGAGCCGGTTTCGTCGTCAGCAGTAACGCTCGCGCGGAAACCAGACGTGAACTCAAGAATGTTGGCCATTTCAGGCCCACAGACGATGAAGTTCGCACCACCGCGAAGAGTCTTACGGTGAATCTGCGCTGAAACATCATTGATAGTTTCAATGAGTGTCTCATACCACTCGGAAACAGTACCAGTGAAGTCGGGCGCCGTAACGCCGGCGCCAATTTCAGCACCAGTCGTACGGTTCACAAACAGACCCGGGGAGCGTGACCAGTACTGAGTACTAGCCGTGGCGCCGTTAACAAGATCCGCTAGAATCTCGCGGTCAATTTCTAGAGCGATCTGCTCAGAAAGAATACCAGTAAGCTCAACTTCGGCATCAAGGTTGTGGTAGGCATTAAGATCCTGCCCCAACTCTGGCGTCCACTTAGCTTTCAGCTTCTTGGTCTGCGCGGTAACCGCCACGGAATCGACCTTGATGTCGATCTCGGGAATCTGTTCAGAGCCCTCGAGGCCCCAGAGTGCGGTACCAACTACAGTTCCGATAGCATTGCTAGCGACTATGGTGTCCCGAATGGGGAATTGCAGGGCGATGGCGCCGGCGGCAACACTCCCGCCCTTGATATCAACTCCAGCGGACGCATCATCAGCGCCGAAGACAACAAACTGTACGTTGGCAGATTCGCCGGAACCAGTCTGCTGGGTTAGGCGTCGAATCTGGCGCGCGCCTGACGTAACACCAGCACACTCCGTACCGTTCGCAGTCATTACAAAGGCGCCCAGGTTGTCAAAGTCTGCGGACTGACCCGCAACAGAACCAGAGATACTGCTACCAGCAATAGCAAATACGGCGACACCATATTCGTTTCCAGAAGCGGAAAGAGCCATGATATCAGGATCATACTGCAGATAATCTCTCTTCTGGACTTCGGTGGATCCCGTCAAAGAGAAGGCCGCCAGCAAACTCCAGTCGCCGGCCACAGGAGTGCCGGAACCAGTCGGAGACGCATATGAATAGCCGCGAGCGCCAACTGTGCGAGGACCACCGCGATCCTGCTTCAGTGAGCCAACTAGGCTAACACCACCAGTAATCTGACTACCAACCTGATTAGTACCATAAATGGACTTTTCGTAGGCGTTGCCCATTCTGGTACCAGAGGCCGTAGTGGACCCAAGGTCGGGAGAGAACACAAAGTCAAGGAAGAAGATGAGTCCTGACGGCAGACTCATCGGCTGCACACTGACAAGATCGTTGGCGATTAGGCCAGCAAACACTCGACGGACGATGGGGAATGCGACAGCCGCGAAGCCCTCGACATCACCCGCGCTCATGCTAGTGCTTTCTCGCAGAAGCTCCTTGGCTTGGTTTTCCAGAAGCCGCGCCATGGTGTCGCGCTTCCGTTTGGTATCAAGACCTTCCAAAAGTCCGGTCTTTTCCCACTTTTTCAATAGCGCGTGGTTCTCACTGCGCACATTACGATTAACAATCCCTTCTGTCAATCTCTCAATTATACTAGACATTTTAATACCTCCTTTAAATTTGTGATTATACAATGCCTGCCAATTTCTTCATTCGCTCTGCGAACGGATCGGCTGTTTGCACTTCTCTATGAGTCGCGCGAAGTACTGAAGAAGGACGACTGATCGCTTCGCTTAGTGATTGTGGGCTTCGCATCGGCTTAGCCTCCACTGTGCTTTCTAGCGTTCTAAATATTGTCTTTGCCTCTACAGCGGAATCGGCTTTTGAAATTTCTTCGACAATTCTGTCTTTTTGTCGCTCATTCAAGGAGGTATTTCTCAAAACACGATTTGTGTAAAGCAAGCGGGCGTTGGAAAGATTAATATTTTGTAATGTATCTTTAAGTCCCACTGTCGCTTGCTTATATTTGTCAAGATGCTCTCTAAGTTGTTTGTTTTCAAACGTCAACTCTTCTTGAGCGCTCTTTAAAGTCTTTAATTCTTCTTCGACACCGGTACTGCGGCGGCTAGCTAATTCTTTCTCAATCTCATAAATTTTATCATAAGATGAGCGGCCGGCCCAGCCAGACAGTGATGATCCCATGTCAACTGTTAGTCTTTCTGCGATAGATTCGATGAATTCATCCGAGAACTGCCCTTCAGGCTCGTCTTCGCCAAGCAGGAGGTCGAGATCGTCGTCCTCGTCGTCTTCTTCGCCAAATAGTTCATTTAGTTCGATACCTTCATCGTCATCATCGAACACTTCATATAATTCGAAGGCGTCGTCGTCTTCGTCGTCGCCTTCTGTAAGGTCTATTTCGATATCTTCATCTTCGGCGCTAGCGGCCTCAAGAGATTCTCGGAGGGCGCCCAAATCTAAAGTAATCTCTACCTCATCGCCCTCTGCCGGAAGAGTTTTTAGATTTCTACCATTCACATTCATGTTGCGGAAGTCGTCTGTGGCGGCATACGGAACTTCCATCACATCCCCCTCTATGGAGTCTTCTACTTCTAGCTCTCCCTCCTCGCCCGGCATGGCCGGCATGGCCGGCATTTCGTCTTCAAAGCCCATGCCTTCGTCTTCAAAGCCCATGCCTTCGCCCTCAAAGTCCGTGTCCATGCCCAATTCGTCGCGTTCAAGAAGCTTATCTAGTGCTTCCCGTACTTCATTCGAATATTTATTAACTACCGCCGTTTCGGCATTCTTAAGGGCGGCCTCTCGTAGTGTTTTTGCGTCCACAATGGCTTGTTCTAGCAAAGAAGGCATTAAATTTCTCCCAATTTTACACAATAAATAGGGACCAGCACTTTAAAAAACCCTTTTTGTCTGTGAATATTATC